AAACACAAGTGATATATCAACAAATGTTGCGGCAATAGCATTGAACACAACGCATAGGGGATTAGTGGATGAGCATTTAGATTGGACGGCGTCGGTGGGGACAATCCACGCTGATAATTATACAGACACAAATACAGATACAACAGACCACACAGCATTTAGCAACATTGGAACAAACTCACATGCACAAGTTGATACACATATTGCAGATGCAACTAAACATTATTTAGAAGCAGCAATCGACCACACGGCTATAACTAATATAGGAACAAATTCTCACGCACAAATTGACGCACACATTGCAGGAACAGACGTAAGCCCAATATTAATAACGTTTGCAGCGACGGCAAGCAACACATTCCAAACATTATATACAGTAACAGCAGGAAAAACATTTTTTGTAACAGCGATTCTGGTTACAAATAGCGGAGCAACAGCATCGGCAGAATTGGGATTATCTTCAAGTGCGATTTTTTATATGCAAGCAGGAGCAAGTATTAGCGGAGCAACACTTTTTCTTCCTTTTGTAAGCCCAATATCTTTTACATCATCATCAGTAATACAATTTAGAACAGCAGCACATACAACAATAAATATTTCATTAGTGGGGTATGAAAAATGATAACAAATAATATAGGAAGCGCAGAAGTAGGAGACATGACAAGCAATGTAACTAGTTACAGCGTCGATAGTCAGACAACAGATGGAGCGACTGGGCCCAATGAAACAAAATGGAATAATGCAGACTTCGCAAAATATCTAGGTTACTATAAAAGCATACCAGAATTGAAAAGCACAATTGATACTAAAAGTAAATGGGTATTAGGAAAAGGAGTTCTTGGAAAAGATAAAAAAAGAGTTGAGAAATTTACAGGTTGGGGGAAAGATACAGGAAGCCAAATAATAGAAAACCTAGTAAGAACTTATTATGTTGGGGGTGATTCATTCTGCGAAATAATAAGAAATGAAAGTGGAAGAATAATAAACTTAAAACCTTTAGATCCAAGTGCAATTTCTATAATTGCAAACAAGCAAGGAATTGTTTTAAGATATGAACAAGACACAGGAAGTAAAAGTCCACCAAACATATTTAAACCGGAAGAGATGTTCCACTTAGCAAAGAATAGATTTGCAGATGAAATTCATGGAACTTCAATTATTGAAAGCATAGAGAATATAATTTTATCTCGTAATGAAGCAATGACAGATATTAAAACTGTATTTCATAGATATGTAAAACCACTATGGATCTGGCAACTAGACACAGACGACACAACAAAGATTGCAGCCTTTAAAGCAAAAGCAGATTTAACTGTTGAAAACTCTGAGAATATTTATATTCCGAAAGGAGCGGCAGAGGCTGAAAGGGTGAGTGTCCCACAGTTTTCTACCCTTGACCCTCTTCCGTGGATTAGAGATTTAACAGACTATTTTTACCAAGCAACAAATACTCCCGACGTTGTTGTTGGAAGTGCCAAGCAAACAGTAGAAGCAAGTGCAAAGATATTGTTCTTAGGTTTTGAACAATCAGTAAGAGACGACCAGCAATTTATTATGGGGAATTTTAAATTGCAGTTAGGGCTAGAAATCAATTTAGAGTTCCCAACTCCAATCGAAGATGAACTTAAAAAAGATGAAGGCAAAGACGGAAAGGTTAAGTCAGATAAACCAAACGATACAACAGCAGAAATGGAGGGTAAGACATGAAAAAAGATTTAAACTTTACACTAAAAGTAATAAGGAACGCAGTTATTTTAGCAGGACTTTATTTTGTCTCAGTTTACGCAACTGGTGATTTAACTTATGAAATTTGCAAACCAATAATAGTTTTCTTCCTGGCATATATTTTCACAGAGATGGCAAGATATTACGGGTTGAACATGAGTATTCCAAAAAATAAAAAAAAGGGACAGACTTATATTTTTTGAAAGGGGGTATGGTAAAATGAATGAAGAAAAAAGCCAAGAGGTCGAAAACTCAAATAAGGAAGGAGAAGAAAAACCAATTGAAAATATTAGTGACGGGGTTCCCACTGAAGAAAGAAAAACCCCGAGTATGATTGATGGTGCAGTATTGGCCGCAGAAGAACTTAGAAAACAGAATGATCGGAAAGAAGAACTTCTTAAAAGAGAAGAAGAACTCGAAGCAAAAAAAATTCTAGGCGGAAGAAGTCAGGCAGGAGGAGACTCTGTTAAGGTAGAAGAATCTGCGAGTGATTATGCAAAGAAAGCCATGTCAGGCGAAATATGAAAGAGGACTTAGGAGTGAAAATAGGAACTAAAGAAGAAGTTATGTGGACACAAATTAAGACCGAATCAGAAAAAATCATCATGGGAAACAAAGCTGAAATAACAATCAGGGAAATGATGATAAAACTTTGTGAGGAAAAGATCGCTGACGAACAAAAGAAGTAGGTGCTTCGCACATTATTATTCCGGGGATACATGTATCCCCTCCTTTTTATTTTTCTATTAACAAAACAAAACATTTATAAAGATTATAATTAGATGTAAGATATGGCAAACGAAACAACATTAATGGTAGAGACTGAATTACCAGTTATGTTTAAATGTGCCGACGGGACAGGCATTGAAAAAGGATCTATTCTTAAATTAACTGAATCTATGACAGCTATTATAACATCAGGACAAGGTGATATGGTTGCAGGAATTGCAGCAGAAGAAAAAATTGCAAATGATGGTAAGACTATGATCGCAGTTTATATGGGTGGAATATTTAAAGGAGTTGCAGGAGCAGCAGTTTCAATAGGTATAGGTTTAATGACAGACGCAACACCAAATTTATTAGAAACTACAACTGGAAAAACTGGAGCGGCACAATTAGGATATGCTTTAGAAGCACCATCAGGAGTTAATCAAACTTTCTTGTTTAGGCTTAATCCAGGCGGAAGCGGAGCGATAGCATAATGGCAGATAGCAGCGGACAAGCAGAAATTAGAGGAATTGATATTGATAAATTGGCAAAAGGATTTGGTGAGTTATTCCCAAATGTTTTAAAGCAATACATTTCAAATGCAAAAACAGCAGCAAGAGAAATAAGATGGTATCAGAAAACCTCAGGATTCTTAGACACTTCTACAACTGACGACACAGCAATCTCAGTTATGAACAATGTTGCAAGTAATGCAAGGCCCTTTGTTACAGAACAAAGTTGGACAAGGAACACTTCTTATGTTAAGAAATTTATGGTAGAATCACCTATGATTTCAATGGAAGATATAAAAGATAATGATGTAGACATATTAAGCACAAACGTAAGAGACTTAACAGTTGCAGTTCAGAGAAAGATTGGTTTAAGAATTTTTGAAGTAATGTATAATTGTTTAGCAGCAACACCAACACAGCCACTAACTAACGGAGCAGTAACAGTTCAGAATACACCATCAACTGATGGGTGGGATCAAACAGGAACAGCAAATCCAATATTAGATATTCTTAACGGAAAGCAATTATTAAGAGCACAAGGATATAACCCAGAAGGATCAATGTTAGGTATGAATAGTATTGAACATAAATTCTTAGTGTCATATTTAATTAATGTTAAAGGATCAAGTATTCCAAGCTTCTCAAGTGAGAAAGTTAGAAGCGGAGTTGTTATGGAGATCTTAGGTTGTAATGTTTTAGTAGATGAAATATTCACTACAGATTGGGTTTACCAATGGGTCCCTAATAGAGCAGCAACATGGAAATCATTCTTAGGACTGACAGCAGTGTCAATAGTAGAACCACTTATAGGAACTAAAATAAGAGTAGCCGAAGAAGGTGAATGCATCTTGCATGATCCAAACGCAGTGCACGTTATATCGGACACAATAGGATAATCCGATGACAAAGGAAAATAGGGAAATTGCGTATAAGAATTTTAGGGATATTGAAAATAATTATAATGCTTTACCTCATTTAAATTCAGGAATAACTAAGACAGAAGCAGTTAGGAAAAGAGCGAAAGCAAGTGCAGACGCTTTACTTTTAAGAAATCCTGAGTTAGAAGTTGTTGAGGAAGTTGTTGAGGAAGTTGTTAAGGAAGTTAAAGTAAAGGAGAAGAAATAATGACAGACAACGAGAAGAATTTACTTCAAACTAAATTCCAAGTGACTAATTTTACAGAAGATTATACTTTTGATGCAAATACCGCAACGCTAGGAGTTACAAGTGATGTTCTTGCAACATTAATAAGAGATTTAATTGAGAAGGGTGTTATTAATTCATCAGGAACCGTAGCATAATGGCAGCTACTGATCTTTACACAGTAAGTGGGAGTTTAACACCAGCACGTTCTGCGATTAAATGTTTAGGCGGAAACGTCGACGACTATATTCAAGTAGATGCTTTCGCAGCAGCACAAGTTGCAGCAGGAGATACAACAGGAACTTTCACAGCATGGATATGCCCTGGAGATGTTGGAACTGAGACTATTATTGGGTGCGGTGATAAAAACGTCGTAGAGTTTATTGAATTAAATGTAGAGTTAGGAAAGTTAGTTGCACGTTGCACAGATAACACAACAGTTCAATTTGTAGTTACAAGTGATGCAGTAATAGTTGATAATTTGCACAGATGGGTGCACGTTGCATTAGTTCAGGGAGGAGTTCCACAGCTATATGTTAATGGAGAGAGAATTGCGCAAACAAATACAACATCAACTAATTTGGCGGCATGGTTTGGAGCAACAGCAGGAATAGATTCAGGAAGAATAGGCGCAGCTAATAAAGCAGGTGATAACTCAGTAACTCAAGAATTTTCAGGAGCAATATCTGATGTTAAATACTGGGACACAGCTTTAACAGACGAACAAGTCAGAGCAGATTTTCAAGGAACAGACAACGAAACAAACTTAATTTCACACTGGCCTTTTAAAATTGGTTTAACAGATATTGGCACAGCCGGATATGATGGAACAAACGTGGGTGCAGGAATAATACAGGTAAGTGGATATTCAACATTAAGTTCTAAATTGGCATTCGTTGCAGGAGCTCCAGTTGTTGCAGATAAAATTAATATATGGGCAGACGGTGGGATTGGTTATGCCTCAGTATTGAAAGCAGCGTAAGATTTATTAACTTAATAAACATCTATTTCTATGGCAAACACAAAAGGCGAAAAAGAATTAAGAACCAACTGGCCTATCGAAGAGGGTTTAATTGCAGAGACAACTAAACAAACTGGGAACATCACAAACTTAGTTCCATTAGAAACCAAAGTATTACAGAGAAATCAGGTGTTGTTATAATGGCAAGACCACCTTCGGCAAACTCTATTCTAAAAAATATGAAACCATCAGTCCCTAATCCACAGGCAGAGATAGCAGGAAACTTTGTTTTACCAAATAATTCAGGGGAACATGTAAAAGGATTAAAAAGGGAAGCACCAATAGAGGATATAGACCTAGTTAATAAAAAATATGTAGACACAGCAATAGCAGACTATGTAACATTAATAGATGATTCAATGGCGGACACATTGCACAGACACTCAGAACTAAGTGCCTCAGACGGAGCACCTAACCCAGCATTCAGTGTTGATGCAACTGGGATCATGACAGGAGAGGGATCAATAACAGCGGGCCCAGTTGGAGGACAGACAAGAATTGGAAACACAATAAATGCAGCAGGAGCGGAAGGAGTCTCTTTAAATCATGATGGAACAGAAGCCTTTTTGTCATCAGTCCACTCAGGGGTAGCCTGGCAAGATCTAACAGTAAGAGCATTAGATTTTAAAGTATCAATTAATGGAAGTGGAACAGATTTTATTGTTAATAATAGCGGATATGTAGGAGTAAACAAATCAGCACCAGCAGTAAACCTAGATGTTGTAGGAACAGCCGCAAACACAGACGAAAGGTTTGACGTAAGAATTGATTCACAATGTAATAATGGAATAGATGGAGGATTAGAACTTAGAGGATTACAGCCAAGATTTTGCATGACAGACAAATCAACAGGCGCAGACTGGATAGATATGCGAATGAACACAGAACACTTAATATTTGGAGGTGGAGATAAAACAGATTTATTCACAAGAGTTGTTGATAACATATTAGTTTTAGAATCAGACACAGGCAATGTTGGGATAGGAACAGCAACTCCAGCAAGTATTCTTCAAGTAGGTAGTTACACAAAAACTACGGATAATGAATTAGGAATAATAACTGATAGTGGTTATAACAGCACAATAAGAATGGGAGAAGAATCAGTAAACTATGGATGGACAATAAAATATGACGGAGGAGATACAAACGACTTATATTTTACAAGACATGAAAACAGCGCTGCGGGAGATGTGGCTATGGCTATAGATAGAAGCACTGGCAATGTAGGAATAGGAACAACTAGCCCAACAAAAGCATTAAGTGTTGAAGACACACTTGCTACATTCCCAATCGTGAGGGTTGTTAATAAAAGTGCAACAGGATTTAGTGGAATATGTTACCAAGCAGACACAGGATCACAAGGAGTAAACTTCGGATATTCTAATATATTAGATGAAGCAGTAATGAGTTTGGACTCAGCAATAGAATACAGAATACAAATAGGAGGAGCACACCACTTTTATATAGACACAAATGGAAACGTATCAATAGGTCCAGGAGATACAGGAGCAATAAGTCCAGATGCAAAATTAGAAGTAGATCAATCAAGCACAACAGGAGCAATACCAGTATTAACTCTAAAACAAGCAGATGTAAGTGAGGGAACAATTAACTTTGTTGCAAGTGATAGAGGTGTAATTGCAGCAGCAACAGCGTCGCTAAAAAGTGTTCGTGTTGAATTAAATGGAACTGTGTATAGACTGCCTCTATATGTAGATGCTTAAAATAGAAACATATATAAAGGTGTAACACTTCTGTAACATATGGAAAACAAAGAATATAAAGAGTTAAGGGAAGAAGAAAACTATGCTCGAATAATGGAAGAAGCTAATACTTATAACGACGAGGTGAAACAAGATGAAAACTGAAACATTAAGTGATAAGAGTAAGGATTTAGACTTAGATGGAAATTGGTATTTTAAAGGAGAAGATATCAAAGAATTTATTAAGGAATTGAAAGATAGAATAAACTCTCCTATAAATGCAGAATCATTAAGAGGTTATAATGTTCAAAGATTATGGTTTTTTAAAGAATTAGACAAACTAGCAGGGG